GTGGCTGTTATAGAGACCATGAGTTATTATTAGAAATGTTAAAAGAATTATATGAATTAAAATATAATAAAAAATAAAATCTGGTGAATTAAATGAATTATTCTGGAATTAAATATAACGATATGATTAATGGAAAAGGAATAAGAGTAAGTTTATTTGTAAATGGTTGTAGCCATGCGTGCAAAGGTTGTTTTAATCAAGAAACTTGGAACGAATCTTATGGAAAAGAATTTACTGAAAAAGAACAACAAGATATTATAGACTACTTAACTAAATATAAAGGAATTGTATCTGGTTTGAGTATATTAGGAGGAGACCCTACTTATCACAAAAATATAAAACCTTTAATTGAGTTTATAAAAATTTCAAAAGAAAAATGTCCATGGATTAACATATGGATATGGAGCGGCTTTACTTTGGAAGAAATACTAGAAGATGATTTAAAATTAGAGCTAATAAGTTTATGTGATGTTTTAATAGATGGTAAATTTATATTAGAACAAAAAAGTCTAGATATTAAATGGAGAGGCAGTACAAATCAAAGAGTAATTGACATTAAACAAAGTTTAGAAAAAAATAAAATAATAATTTTTGAATAAAAAAATGCGCCAGCGAAATTTTTTTACTCTGTAAAAATTGCATTATATTTTTTTGTATGTTATATTTGTTTTGTTAAAAGTTAATATTATTTTTTTCATTTTTTACTCTCCTTTTAGAAATAAAAAAAATCAAAAATAATTTCTTTAAATTAATTTTTAACATTTTAGACCTCCTTATTTTATATATGCTGGGGTAATTTAAAACATTACCCCTACAAAATTGCAATTTAAAAATTTTTAGTGTACAATTTCTTATGCATAATTAATCACCTCCTTTCAATTTTGATTATTCATATTTATGCACTCCTTTTATTTAAAGTTGAGCTTAGCGCTAAGCTTGACTTTTTTTATTGACAAACAAAAAAAATTTTAGTATAATAACAAATGAAATAAAACTAAACATAGGAGTTGAAAAATGAAAGTAATTGACAAAGAGAAACAGAATCTTGAAAAAATAATGGCAGTAAGGAATATTATATTTTCAACATTAAAAGCTAATATAATTTTCAGTTTAATAAAAAAAGCTAAAAATGTTCCAGGAATGGAATTTAAACATTTAAATTATATGACTGAAAAAATAGCTGATGAACTTTCTAAAAAATCTTTAGGAGAAACTTTAAAAGATTCTATTGATATAGTAGAAATGAAAATAACTAATATTGATAAAATACAAGAATTAATAGATGAAATTGCAAATATAGAATTCCTTAAAAATCTTTTAATAGATTATGAAAAAAATAAAAGAAAATACGATGCTGAAAAATTTCAAGAAGGACATGAATTATTATTCGGAGATACAGAGGTGAAGAAAATATGATATTAGACCAAGAAAAACTATATAAATTAATAGACGAATTATTTAATGTTACTGGAGTAAATACAGTAGATGAAATAAAAAAGAAAATACAAGGAAGGGAAATAAATATAATAATAGAAGCTGAGAAACTTGATATGTTTTCTGCCAGTTTATTATCAGCGTTTTTTATAAAATACATAGATATAGATTTTCCTACAAAATATATAAGTGATTCAGGTAAACCTTTTGATAAAGATTTAATTGTATCAATAAATAGAGTAAATAATGCAACATATGAATTAGTTGATGTTGATAATCATAAGTTAAGAATACCGAAAAACGAAATAACTTGTACTGTAGCAAAAGCTCCATTGGATACTTTATTAAGTTTGTTAAATTAAGAGATAAAAATTTATCTCTTTTTTTATTTTTTCACTTGACAAAATAAATTTTATATATTATAATTTATTTATAAAAAATAAAAATAAAGAGGTGAAAAGATGGCGTTAATAATTGAACCAAAGAAAAAAAATAAAAAGGAAGTAAAAGCTATTTCTGCTTTATTAGATAACGAAACATTTGATAAAATGGAAGAATTATGTAATTTTTACAAAATATCAAAAGCGGAATTAGTTAGGCAATTTGTTTTACAAGAATTTGATTATTTAAAAGAGAAAGGAAAAATAGGTGATTAATAATGAATGAAATTTTTGATTTTAATGGAACGCTAGTAGTTAGCAGTAGAATCATTGCTAACGAGTTGGGTAAAAAACATAAACATGTTATTGAAAGTATAGAAAAAATAATAAAAGAAGGGTCTGCCGAAATTTCGGCTACCCCTTTATTTATAGAAAATTATTATATTCATGAACAAAATAAACAAAAATATAAAGAATACCTTCTAACAAAAGATGGTTTTACTCTTTATATGTTTAATATTCAAGGTTATAATGAATTCAAATTGAAATATATTAATAAGTTCAATGAAATGGAAAATAAAATTAAAAACAATAATTTTATTACAGAAGATGAAAGACTTATACTTAACATAGTAAAATCTAAAACTGAAGCTGAAAGAAGTTATTATATGTCTGAATATGAAAAGAAAGTGGAAAAAGTAAAAGAAGAAAATAAAGATTTAAAGCATGAAGTAAATGTTTATAATTCTTATTTATTATCTCGTATTAAAATGGATATAAAATATACAACTAGTGAATTAGCAAAAACATATGGAATAAAAGCAAATCCTATGCATAAGATTTTAAGAGATTTTGGTATAATAGAACAAAAAATAGATAATGAATCTCAAAAGAAATATTGGATTCTTACTGAAAAATATAAAGATAAATATAACAAATATGCAAAACTAGAAACTATGAGATTACATAATATACCATATTTAGTTTGGTTAGAAGAAGGAATAAATTATATTTTTGTTTTCTTATTAAGAAACAATATGTTGGATAAAGAAAATAATATAATAGAAAATATAAGTTTGATAAAATATGTAGATGAAGATAAAAATAGAAGAATAAAATTTTCTCCATATACTTTATTAGGTTTGTTAAATTAAAAAGGAGACGATAATATATGATAAATTTTGTAATAAAAGCTGCTAATTGGACAAAATTTTTAACTATTTTAGGTTATTTTTCATTAATAGTTTTAAATATAATAGGAATTATTTTTTTTGTTTTATCAATAAAAGAGTTAAGAAATAAAAATAGCGATAGAGTAGATAAAACAATACATATAATAATTATATCTTTATTAATTTTACTTTTATTTTTAGAATTATTAAGTTTGGATGTAATAAAAATAACATTTGTATAAGAGGACTTAAGTTCCTCTTTTTTTATTTTCATTATATGATATAAAATAAAAATATATATTAAAAGAGGTGATTAAAATAAAATATTATTTTAATTTATATAAAGACAATGATAATAATAATATAATATATGAAGAACAAAAAGTAATAAAAACAAATCTTACTTTTTTTAATTTAAAGTTTTATTTAGATGAAATAACTGATTTACCAATAAATGATTGTATCTTAATAATAGAAAAAGAATCTGATAATAAATATTCTTTTAACAATAGTATTCATGGAACTATAGGAGAAACTATAGAATTTAAAAATGTAGAATTTAAAAATCCTATAGAAGAAGAAAGTAAATATAAAATATATTTTGAATTTAAACAAGGTGGTATAACTGTACTTAATACAAAAAGAAAACCTCTTTATTTTGTATTACATACTAAACCAACTAGTTTTAATATGAATATAGAAAACTCTATTAAAATAAATGATATATATGAGTTACAAACTACAGAACAAGATAAAATAAAGTTTAATTTTTCTATAAAATCTACTAATATTCTTAATTATTCTTTTAAAATAGATAGTAAAGAGAATGTAAATTTTGATAATTTTATTCCTATAATAAATAATAATTTAACTACAGTAGAAGAAACTTTAACTTCAACAATGTTTAAAGATGGTTTTACTTATTTACATTTTTGCTTAAAAGATAATTTTAATAATGTAAATTATAAAAAATATAAAATAACTACTAAAAATAATACTTTCACATCAATGTATATATTAGAAAATGAATTTAAAATAAATTCATTAGAAGATAATATTAATATATTTTTTGAATCTAGAAATGTAGAAAGATTAAAGCCAATAATACAATATAAAGATAAGGATAATTTAGTACAAAAAGAAGGTTCTGAAATAGGAACTTTTAATAATAATAAAAAGTTTTTTATTCTTAATCTAAAAACTATTTTTGGTGAAATAAAAGAAAAAACTTTAGAATTGTTTTTTGTTTTAAATAATAAAAAAGAATTAATTTCAAATAAATGTTTAATAAAAATAGATGATGTTAAACCTGAAATAGAAATGAATAATTATTTTCTAATAAAAAATGAAAAAATAAATTCTTTAAAATTAGAAGGCAAAATAAAAGATGATAATTTATTTTATATAGGAGAAAATGTAAAAATAATAAATCCAGTAAAAAACTTTTTATTAATTTTCTCAAATAAAAATCTTCAAAAAATAAAATTTGAAAACGAAGAAAAAGAAGACTTAGAAAAGTTTAATAATTATTTTACAATAGAAGATAAAAATAAAGATTTTGAAGTTTTTGATAATAACAATTTAAAAGTAACTGATTTTAAATATATAAGAACAGATTCAAGAAAAACTTTTTTTATATGGTTAAATAAAAATATTTTTACATCATTTGAAAAAAACTTAATTGCCAATCAAGGAAATCTTAAAATAAAAGAAGAAAACGGAACTAATATTTTATCTCAAGAAACTGTAGAATTTGATAATATAATATTAATTAAATGTATAATAAATACTTCAGTTGGAGATTTTTTTGATTTTGATTTAGGAGTTGAAGGTTTTGATTATAGTTTTTTAAAATATGTAAATCAAAGTAATATATCTGGGGAACTAGATTCTCAAAAAAGACTTATAACAAAATTTGACAAAACAAATATAATTTTAACAAAAAATGAAAAAACTTCTATATTAAAAGTTAATGATAATAAGCTATTAAGTGAAAAAATAGGAATTTTTAATAACTATATAAATATATTATGTTTGTCTTATAAAGATGAAAAATTTATATGTAAAACAAATTCTTTGTTTTTTGATAATGATTTAAATATTAATAACTATAATGATATATATTTTATACCAGAATTAAAATTAGAAAACAAGAAAATAAATTTCAATTCTTATAAATGTAAAAAAATTAGTTTTAATACTTATAATTTTGAAATAGATATACCTATAAATGAAGGATTAAATAATTATAAATTAATTTTTAAAGATGAAATAGAAAATAAAATAAAAAAAGAATTTATAATAGAAAAAAATTATAAAAAAACAGAAGCTATTCTAGTTAATATAAATAATTATAATTTATATAAAGATAATGATATTTACAATATAGTTACTAGAGATAATGAAATAAATCTTGAATTTGAAATAATAAATGAAACAAAAGAAATAAAAGAACAAGAATCTTTAATTACAGCTAAAGGTAATGATATAATAAAATATCAAAAAGTAAAGACAGGAAATAGAAATTTTAGTTTTAATTTCAAAGCTAATGAAAATAAAAATAATTTTATAATTTATCACGAATTATTAAATGAAAAGATATTTGAATTAACTGTTCAAAAAAAGAATGAACTATTATTAGAATGCCAAAACAAAATAATTACTGGATTAAATAGTTATAATTTTTATATAAAAAAAGATAATTTTTCTAGAATTACAGTTAATTATTCAAATCCTAATTTTAACATTTCAATAAAAGAAAATTACTTAGAGATAAATAGACTTAATAATATTAACACAATAGAAGAACTTGATTTTGAAATAAATATAGTAGATGATAAAGGACTTTTACAATCTGTTTCTAAAAACATAAAAGCTTATTTTTATAATGATAATATAATAGAAGAATACCATATAAAAGATTCTGTAAATAATATAATAAAAGAGAGTTCATTTGATTTGGAATTAAAATTAAATAGTTTTAAAGATATAGAATTTGTAAGAGTTTTTGATGAATTTGAAAACGTTTTAAAAAATAAATTAAAGTATGGAAAAATAAATAATTATGAATGTATAATTAAAAATATAACTTCTCCTGTTATTCCAAGTTCAATAAAAATAGAATTTAAAATTAAAAATACTGATATAATAATAAAACAAGAATTATTCAGCGATGATAAGATTACTCTATTTGACGAAACTAAAAATTTTGAAAGTTCTATTAATTATACAGATTTAATAGAAGTAAATATAAAAACAAAAATTTTAGATAATTATTATTTTAAAATATACAACGGAAACGAATTACTTATGAACGGGAATATTAATAAGAAATATGAAAATATTAAAATAATAAAAGAAAATTTAAAAACTTATGATTTTATAATTTTAGAAATATTTAATAATAAAAATAAAATTGTTTTTTATGAAAGAAAATTATTAAATATAATTCCAGTTACTACAAATAAAGAAAAATTAAATTTTGATGAATTAAATGTAAAAACAATAAATGAATCTTCTAATATATATTTCTCAAATAAAGAACAAGGTTATGAATATATTCTAGAAATAGAAAATGAAAATGGAATTTTAGATAAAATAAATTTAAATGAAGGAATTAACTTATATAATAATTTTAATATAGGTTCATATAAACTTAGTTTAATAAAGAAAAGATTTAATTTTAAGAAAACTATAAAATCATATTACTTATTCTTAATAAACGATATGAGTGAAAGAATAGAATATTCAAAAGGATATAAAAGATATAATATAATTAATACAATTTCATTTATAAACAATACAAATATTAATTTTAAATTATTAGAACCAAATCTTAAACATATAACAGAAAATAAAACATATATAATAAAACCAGAATATAAAGAAAATGGAGAAATAATATTTAGATTTAAAAAAGAAAAAGGTTTAAATAAATTTATTTATAAAGATATTTTTGGATTAATAGAATTAGAAAATGCTAATTTTGAACCTAAAGCTACTATTCCTAAAATAGAATTAGAAGACATCAATACAAATCAGCAAAGTTTATTTTATATTAAAGATAAAAAAACAATAGTTTTAGAATCTGAATCTAACTTATATTTTACTTGTTCTGAAGCAAATGAAATAATTATTAAACCGGAAAAATTAAATAATGAAATTAAAAGAACTGTAATAAAAGATTATCCAGTTACTATTTATAAAGAGTTTATACCTTGTTCTATAGATTTTTATAAAAATAATATATGCTTAGATACATATAAAATAGAAATAGAAAAATTAAATAAGACTGTAATTCAATTCTGGAATACAGGAAATAAAAGAATGGTTTCAGTTATACCTTTTAAAATAAAAAGTACTCAGTCTATTAAAAATGCTGTTCAATTAACTATAAAAAATAGAGTAAAACATTTTTTATATAACTTTACTATATTTACAGCAAAGATAAATAACAAAACAGATTTTTTAAATTGGACTTTAGATGAACAAGAAGAATTCATAAAAGATTGTACTGCTAAGTATTATAATGAATTTCATAATACAAATGTTGATGGTATAAAAAATACTATAAAACAAGAAATTTTAAAACTAGAGGATTAATTTCCTCTTTTTTATTTTAAAAAAAATACTTGATAAAAAACAAATTTTATATTATAATGTTTACATAACAATAATAAGGAGTGATAAAAATGGTTATCGTAAAACCAGAAAAAAAGAGAAAAACAGGATTTATTACTACTACTTATACTATGGATGAAACAACTCATAAAAGATTAGAGTTGATAGCTAAGTATAACGGAGTTAGTAGAACAGAAGTTTTAAAACAATTAATTAATACTCAATATTTAGAAGAAATTAAAAAGATAGGTGATTCTAATGGAAATTAAGAAAACAGGTTTAGTAAAAATTGGTTCTATTGAATTTGAAGGAATTGAAGGTGGTTTTGGTGAAGGTAAAAAATGTATTCTTGCAAAAGATATTGCTAAAATTCACAATTAACCATTAGGAGAAATTAATAGAAGAATAAATGAAAACTTAGAAAAATTTAAAGAAAATATTGATATTATTAACTTAAAATCTGCTATGGCTGTTAACCATAGCGATGTAGGATATACTCAAAATGCTTGGAATGCAAGTAAAAGTGTTTATTTATTATCAGAAAGAGGTTATTCTAAATTATTAAAATTTTTAGATGATGATTTATCATATGATTTATATGAACAACTTTTAGATAATTATTTTAGGTTGAGACAAGAGGTGAAAAATATAATCAGCAATAAAGATGAATTATTACTTAATATAATTAAATCTAGTGGGCAAACAGAACTTGCTATTAATTTAAATAAATATGAACAAGAATACGTAAGACCATTAGAAAATAATTTACAAGAAACATCTAATAAACTTACTTATAAACAAGAAGTAATAAATGGAATGACTAATAATTTAAAACTTCAAACACAAAGACAATTCTTAAACGATATAATAAGAATGAAAGGTGTTGATAAGATAAGAGATAGATGGAATATGTTATATGAGTTTTATAATAAAACAAATCATATAAACATAAAAGCAAGATATGAAGCTTATAATTTAACTAATCCTGGAAACAAAGTTAAATCTGTATTAGAATATGTTGATATGATAGAAAATAAGATACCAGAAATATATAAATTAGCAGTTAAATTATTCGAAGCTGATTTTAAAGACAAATTACAGAAATATTTAGATTTAATATAAGAGGAATAAAATTTCCTCTTTTTTTTATGTTATGTTAATATAATATAAAATAACAATTATTAATGGAGGAAAGTAATGCAAAATAAAATAATATTAAGTAAAAAAAACAAGGATGGTAGTTATGACACTAACGATTACCTTTTTGATGGTATTGATTTATATAATGGTGACCACGTTAACAAAAGATTAGAATTATCTCCAGTAGGAACTCCAGCTAAAAATGTTAAAATACAATTAGTAGTAACTAGAGATAATATAGAATATGAATTTAAACCTGAAGAAGATAATGAGTATAATTTAAAATCTGATAAATATCCAGGATTAACTATTCATTTTGAAGATATGAATGGAATAAAATATAAATCAGATAAAAATGGAATAATAAGTATAATTAATATTCTTAGTGTTCCTTTAGATTTTATGATATATGTTGACGCCGAACCATATACTACTAAAAAAATCTCTGATGAAGTTGTTCTTGATGATGTTAGTCTTATTATATGGAATAATTAATGCTTAGTTTTGGCGAAAGACTTCTTAGAAAGTATTTAAAAAAATGCTTCGGACAAGAAGAAGTAGAGTATAATTTTAGAGATGCTGGTATATATAATCCAGCAACTCATATGCCTTTAGAACTTGATTTATATTACCCAAGACTAATGATTGCTTTTGAATTTCAAGGAAAACAACATAAGACAGACGAAGAACAAAAAGAAAGAGATAAAATAAAAAAACAAGAATGCAAGAAAAAACATATATTATTATTTACTATATGGGCTAAAGATTTAAAAAGAAATTTATATGATAAAATAAAAGATAAAATAGAAGAACATTCTGGTTTTCAATTAAAGAAACCAAAAGAAGAGTTCTTGAAAATGTATGATGAAGTAACTGAAGAATATAGAAAAAACTTAGCAAAGCTTCATAAAAAAATTAAATCAAAAGAATTTGTTAAGGTGAAAAAGAAATGGAAAAAGAATATATAATTAGTTTATCTACTATTGGCAGAATAAAACAAAAAATTAATTTTAAAATTAAATTCAAATTAAATAAAAACAAAAAAATAGTAAAATTAAAAAACTTAGAATTCTCTAAGTCTATTTTTGTTTTCGATGTTTCTAATTTTAAAAAACAAATCATAAAATTAAAATCTATAAAAAGAAGAACTAAAAATAAATATTCTTTAATAATTAAACATAGTCCTTATTTATACTTATTAGAAAAATATGAAATTTTAAATGAATTTATTATTTCTAATTTAAATCTTATATATAATTTATTTTATATACAATTAGAAAAGTTTAATTATGAAAAAGGATATTTAGAAAATAATTCTGAGAATATAATAAAACTAATTAAATATCATGAAGGTGATATAACAAAAGATAAAGATATAGAAGAACTTAGAAATTTAGATAATTATATTAAATATATAAACGATATAATTATAAATAAAATTAATATGTTCTTACACTAGGAGGTCTTATGGAGAAGAAAAATGAATTAACTGTTCGTGATGAAGTTAATGAAATAATGGGTGGAATAGATATTAAAATAGATGATTTAAAAAAAGTATCTACTTTAGACCCTAAATTACAAGCTGATATAAATAAATTTTTAACAAAACATAAACAAGATAATTTAAATAATCAAGTATTAAAATGTAATGTTGAATATATAGATTTAAATAAAACATTAGAAGATTTTGAAAATGAAGTTCATCTTGAAGAAGATGATGATGATGACGATGTTCTTGAAATTGCTGCTAAAAAATATAAAAATCATTTAAAAATAATTAAAGAAAACGAAAAGAATTGTGCTAATTTTAGAACATGTCCTTTATTTATGGCTAACAGTTTAAGAAAAGGAGAACAATGTCCTTTTGAAAAAGCAAATACTATACAATTAGTAAATGGTTTATATAAAGAACTAGATATAAAAGAAGATGATTTTGCTGACCAGTTATCAGTTAGTCACATGATAGCTTTAGAAAATATGGCTAAAAGAGCAGAAGCTGCAATTGCTAATATGGGACTTACTATGGATATAAAAAATTATTCTAAAGGTGGAGTTTCATACGATAGTAAGATAAGTGATTATTTTGTAGCTTATGAAAAAATAATGAGTTTATTAGAAAAACTTAAAAAGAATTTAATACTTGATAGAGAAAGCAAAGCTAAAAATAAAAAGTTAGAATCAGAAATAAATCAATCTACTATAAAAGAAAAATTAGCTAATAAACTTTATAATAAAGGTTTTGATATAAATACAGAAGATATTATTAATGCTGTTGTTTTAGAAGACGAAGAGAAAATAAATTTAGAGGGGTAATTTATGAATCCAGAACAAGAAAAATATTTTAACGAAAATTTTAATTCTTATAATAAATCTAGTAATTTTGATTCATTTTTAAATATGTTTTGGCTTCAACCAATGATGGATAACTGGGCTAATAGTGGATTAACTAAAACAACAAGTTTGTATTTAGAAAAAGCATTAATGACTAAAAACTCAAGTATAAATTATATGCACCATCATGCATTTGGAAGTAGATTTGGAATTGGAATTCTAAATAAAATCCCAATAATAGGAAAGCTATTTCCAAATGAGACAACTAAACTTAGTGATAATTGGTTATTTAAAAAATTATTTCCAAACTACGATGTTTTTTACAATACTAAATTTGACCAACAAGTTTCAGAAGGAACTGTTAAATCGTCTAAATATTATACAAGTAATCCAGCTGATTTGATAAAAGATGGAAAAATAAATATGGGTGTAGATATAAAATCTAAAACCGATTTATTAAAAGAAAATGTAGATAAAGCTGATTTACAAATAGATGGTGAAATAACTGGTCACAATATTAGTTGGTCTAAAAAATCAAATAACAATGCAGTAAGAAGATTAAAACAATTAGGAATAACGGCAGATGATTTTAAAGATGGTAAAATAGTATTAGATGTTGATGGTAAAGAAACTTTAGTTAATTTTAATAAAGAAAATTTAGATAAACTTATTACAAGTAAAGTTACTGATGAAAAAGCGTTAAGAAAACTAAGTAATGCTTCTGATATTGTAAAAAACGTAAAAGCTGCTGATAATGTAAAAGAACTTATAGATGATAATATAAAGAATTATATAAAAGAAAGCGTGGAAGAACTATCTAAAGCAAACGATTCTGTTTTAAATTTTTTTAATAAACATTCTAAGAATGGTGTTTTAACTATAACTGATGATATATTAGAAAAAGCAACAAATGTAGTAGCTAATGCTAAAGGAATTAGTAAAGGCGAAGTAATTGACGATTTAGTTGATATAGCTATGAAAAATGCAACTACTATAACCAATTCTGAAAAAAATTCTTTATTAAAAACTTTTGTTCAAAAAACAGGTTTAGAAAGTTTATTTTCTAGTCCTTTTGGAAAAACAATAACGCAAGTAGGTACTGGAAAATTTGCATTTGGAGCTAATATTGTTGGTTCTATTATAGGTGGAGTAGCTTCCCATATGCAAGATAACGCTATTCAAAATTTTGCTAAAACAATAATTGATTATAAAATAAATTCAAATAAAGAAGAATTTAAAATAAATGATGCTTCTTTACATTCAATACAAACTCATATGCAAAGAAGTCGAGATGATTTAGAAGAATATAAAAAGGTATTATATTATAGAAATTTCTCAAATGAAATGAGAAAAGATGTGTCTAACTTAGATAATAGTTATTTAAGTGCAGATGATATTCAAACTAATTAGGAGGTAATATTATGGCTATTAATTATGAAATAGCAGATATGTGCAAACAATGTATAAAAAATCATATAAAAAAAAAGGGTAAGTTTGAAGTGAGTTGTACTCCAGTTCCTAAAGAGCTTGAAGACGGAAAACTTTTCCCTTTAGAAAAATTTTTAAATAAAAAAGATTTAGACCAATTAACGGATGAAGATAAGTTAGAGTTTCAGCTTCAACAAAATAAATTATTGTGGGCTGAACAATTTTTAGGTTGGACACCATACAATCCTAAACGTTCTTTTTATCAATATTATCAAAAAGAAATATTATTATGTACTGCTAAAAATAGAGTTGAAAGATTAGGAAGACGTTTAGGAAAGTGCGTTGAAAAAAATACTTTAATAGTTACTAGTAATAGAGGATTAGTTCCTGCTTATAAACTTAAGGAAACTGATTTGTTAATTACTTATGATGAAAATACAAAAAGAATTTATCCAACTAGAAATTGGTCGTTAACTGAAAATGGTTTTAGAGAATGTTTAAAAATAGTTACAGAAACAGGAAGAGAAGATACTGTTACTGTTAATCACCCATATTTAGTTAAAGGTAATTGGGTTGAAGCTAAAGATTTAAAAATAGGAGATAAACTTACAGTACCTGTTAATTTTGAAAATATTAAATATAGAACTTTAACGGAAGATAATTATCAAGTATACAAAGCTCTTGGTAAAATAGCTGGTCAAGAACAAAACTTTGGAAGTCATATTTTTAGACTTAGTAAAAACAACACAATTTTTTTCCTAGAAGGTATTTTAGAAACTAAAGTATTTACTAATAAATTTTTTGTTCAAACTATTGGTTATTTATTACAAAAAACTGGAACAAAATATAAAATAGTAGAAATTAATCCTCATTATTTTAATATAGAAACTAATGGGATTTTTAGAGGGAAAGATTTTTCAGAAGAAAAAATTAAACATATATATAAAGTAGGCTTCAGAGATACTTTAAGTGTAAGTGTAGCAAAAACACATACTTTTTTAACAAATGGAATTATAACGCACAATACAGAAGGAATGTGTGTAGATATTCTTCATTATGCTTGTTTAAATCCAAACAAAAAAATAGTTGTTGTTGCAAACTCATTAAAACTTATTACTGAAATATTTGATAGAATAGAAGCTCTTTTAAGTTCTAAGATAAGTGCTTATAAAAATGATTATAAAAGAAAACGTAGTCCTTCTGAAAAAGTAACTTTATGGAATGGTACTGCAATTAATGGTTTTACTACTGCAACTGACGGAAACAGTATAAGAGGGCAATCAGCAGATAAAGTATTTATAGATGAAGGAGCTTATATACCTGAACAAGCTTATCAAGTATTAATGGCATTTAAATTAGATAACAAAGACGTATCTTTTACTGTAGCTTCAACTCCTTCAGCTTTAGAATCTAACTTTAGAAAATGGTGTACCACAGATGAAAAATGGAAAGAATTTCACTTTCCTTCTAGTATACTTCCTAACTTTGCTGTAAATGATGAACCAGAATTAAGAAGTTCTCTTACAGAAGAAGGTTATAAATTAGAAGTTGAAGCAGAATTTTCTGAAGGTAACAGTAAGGTATTTAAAACAGAAGATATAAAAGAAAGTCTTAGAAATTATAATTATATTTATTCAAGAAATGAATTAGAAAATCCTGAAAAATGGAAAATAGCTATAGGATGTGATTATAACGATTGGAAAAACGGAGGACAAGTATGTGTTCTTGGTTTATACTGCGGAAATCCATTAGATGTTGAAAAACCGTTAAGGATTTTACATTTTACAAGTATTAATAAGTTTAGTACGGATGGAACTACTAAAGATGTGCAAAGTGAAACTGTTAATTCTATAATAAATTTGCAAAGAGATTTTAATGCTGATTTTGTTTATTGTGATGAAGGTCATGGTTCTATGCAAAATGAAATATTGTCTAAATATTTTTTTGAAGAAGGTAAAATAGATATTTTTAAAGGTGTTAATTTTGCTTCTAATTATTCATATGAAGATATTTGGACTAATAGTACAATACCTAAAAGAATGAAAATAATGTTGGTTAATTTTCTTCAAAAAAGATTTGAAAAAAAAGAAATAATAGTTTCTGAACTTGAAGAAAGTGGAAAATCACAATTAATAGAACAATTAAAAGAATATAGAATAGATAGATATGATAATAAGGACCAACCAGTATTTGCAGGATTAGACCATAAATTAGATGCTCTTATGTTAGCTAATTTTGCACTTATAGAAAATCTTGATTCTATTTTTGATAGAGCTACTGGAAACTTTATATTAAGTTTTAAAAATGAAGGTTATAAATTTAATGCTGGTACTTATGATAATACTTATAATTTAAGACCTAAAGAACAATATAAAGGTCCTTTAACTGTTAATTTCGGAAGACTAGGTATAGCTTCTGGTAATAAAGAAAAAGATAGAAAAAAAAGTAGAAGAATAATTAGGGGGTTATCAAATGGATTTTTTGACTAGTAGATATAAAAATAATAATGTTTATAAAAATCTTTATACTGATAACAATCTAAAAAATGAAGAAGATAAATATATACCAGAAAAAGATTTTATAGAAGAAAAAAATAAAAATAAAGAAGAACTTAAAAAAAAATTAAATCTTGTAAAAAAGAATATTAAAAATAATATTTTAGAATCGGAGATATTTGCAGAACCATTCTTCGATTCTGAATTTTTGAAACATTTAGAAAATTTAAATAATTTTTTTTCTAGTTATATTCCTAATTTTCCTAAATATTATGTTGACGGAAAAGTTAATCCAAGAGCATTTTTAGACGCTAAAGATTTGTTAAAAAACGAATTTCCGATTAGTGTTGATGAAATTTTATATACTCCAAATTCTTCAAATGGAGTTATGAAGCCTGATAAAATGAATTTTGAAAATGGTTATTCTGTTGATTTTGATGGAAACGTTTATAACTCTAATAGAGATATAGTTTTTAATAGTAACTTTGAAAACGAAAAAGTAAAATATTTAGATTTATTAAATAATAAAATAATAACAGATAAAGGTATAAGACTTGAACTGCCTGAAGGATTTTTAGATAATTTTTTAAAAGATATAAATTTAACTTGGAAAGAATTAAAAGATGAAAACTTTAAATATGATAAAGATATAGATAATAAATTTAATCCAAATGATTATATAAATCCTAAAATAATAGCTGATAGAATAAAAGAAATTAGAGAACAAGCTCAAAAATATCCTAAAGATATAGAAAATCTAATAAACTATGATGATGTATTCGGTCAATATAAAGGTTATCCAATAAAGAATGAAGAAAAATATTTAATAGAACTTCCTGTAGATAATGTTTATTTAAGTGATATTTTTACAGATATAAACAAATTAAACTTTGCAGAAGAAATAAAACAGTTTTATACAGAAGAATCTGAACTTGGAGTTTGTAATTTTAAAGATATACCATATGGTGAATTAAGTTCGCTCTTACTTTGGGGCGGTGGAGAAAAAGGAGTAAAACCTTTATCTAACGAAGCAATTGAAGATAAAGATATAATATTTGCAAAAGATGGCACTGTTAAATATACAGGAATAAATAGTACTATTACTGTAAAGAGAAATGGTTGCAAAGAAAGAACTTATAAAACTGGTCATTTATGTATGTGGACTTCTAGAAATAGATTAGGATTGAAACGTTCCATAATACAATACTTATATTCTTTTTGTGCTGGAATTGGTTTATTTAATGCTAATATACCTAAGCTTTTAGGGTTCAAAAAAATAAGAATTTTTAGTGGTTTATGTATAGGTGGATTACTTGAAAGAGTTTTATGTGCATGGCAAGAAAGAATATCTAAAAGAATAAATGATTTATTTAGTTGTAAACCTGCTAATCTTACTACAGATTTAAATAAAAGTGGTTTTGAAAATGCTACATTTCCATATGGCTCTACTGTTGAAGATATAACTGGTTTAGATAAAATAAAATCTTGTAAATTTGGAGATAGATATGTAGTTAATAAAGTTCCAACAAGTATCAGTAAAACATCTACTTTAGCTTGTGGAGTATTCTTTTTTGACCCAAATCAAAAATTAAAAAAATATTGTCCTTGGACTTATAATAAAGTTTGGTCTGGAAAACCATTTAATGAAAAAGATAATTTTCAAATAGTAAAAGAATATAATAATATTTTTAATAATCCTATAATTCAAGATATATTATCTAATACAAATACTTTAGGTGAAGATAGTATAACTAGAAGATTAATGGCTTTGCAATATGCATTTATGAAAAAACAAATATTGTTAGAATCTCAAGAAATACAATCTAATTTAGAAAGCATTATAGAAAATACTATTTATGATTCTTTACAAAATATAACTCAAGATTTATCTAAATTTGATAGCATATATAATAAATTCAATTCTGATTCTTTTAAATCTTTAAATCCAGGAGAAAGAAGTAATTATTATAAAGAATTTTTTGAATATTTTGGTCAATTAACTTTATATGGTTTTAAAATACCAAATTCAAAAAAAGAAATAATAACAGAAACTGTTAAAAGAAATATGGAAAAAACTGTAGAAAATTACGAAAATAGAACTTTTGGTAAAGATGGAACAAGAACTATAAATATAGAAACTTATGATTTAAGTTTGAATAGAAATGAATATATTATACCAACTTTAGAAAATATAGTTTATTATGATGCTTTATTATTTGGTTATAAAAATATACCAGCAGAAAGAATAAAAGAAGTATTTAAAAAAAATATAGATTATTTATCTAAAACAGACCCTAATACTTCTAAGAAATATAAACACGTTAGAACTATTAGAGATTATTTAAATTTATTTAATAAGTTTGAAGATTTTGATAGTCAAGTTAGAAGCACTATTGATTTCGTAAGTTATGATTTGAATATAAATAATTTCTCAGAAATAAGTTTTAAACAATTAATGGAAAGAGTTAATACATTTATTAATGACATACATATAATATAAGGAGAGTTTTATGGCAAGTGTTACAAAAAATCCAATGATATTACAAAGTGCTTTGTATGTTTATAATTGGTTTATGTCTTTACCAGAAGAACAAAAGAAATTTTTAGTAAACAATGAAATGCTGAATCATTTAATTTCAGATGAAAAAACTTTATATAATATAGAAAACATATTAGATGTTGAAAAACATCAAGAAAACGTAGAAGGAAGATTAGAAAACGCTATAAATGAATTATTAAGGAGTAAATAATGGACAAAATAAAAGATAAACAAGCTTATTTTAATGAACTTAATTATAGACTTGAAAATAATTTTATGTATTTATTTGAAGATGAAAATTTTACTCTTAATAGTTTTTTAAATAATAGACTTTATTCTAAAAGAGAGTTTGATATTTTTAAAAAAACTTTTAATTTAAATTACAAAGAAGATAAATTAAGATATATTTTTGAACATTCTCAACAATACTCAGAAATAGTTGATATGAGTATTCAAGATTATTATGTAAGATTATTAAAAGCTGAACTAAAATATTCTGGCAATATAAATAATTTAATAAAAATATTAGCAAATATGCCAGATAAGGTAACTTTAGATGGTTATTTAGAAATTTTAAGACAAGAAGATTTTAAAGATTTTGCTAAAAAAAATGCGCCGGCGAAAAATATTAACATAAAAGATTTAGTTTTAGAACAAGAAAAAGAATCTAATCTTAGAAATTTTTTAAATAAATTAAATGAATTTACTGATTCTTATCAAAAAATAGAATATATTACAGAAAATATTTCTGAAAACTTATTTAAAGAAAAAAATAATTTGTTTGAAAATAGATTTGATTATGTTGAATATATAAATGTATTTGATAAATTTCCAAAAGATACTACTAAAAAACCTGATTATACTTTTACTTTTAAATATAATTCTTATGGCGGTTCAATAGAAAATCCTTTAAAAAATAATTTCTTTTCTAATTTATTAAATGATAATTTATTTAACGAAGCTAATGAATTTATTAAGAAAAAATTAAAAGCTTATGATAGATATATAGAAAGTCTTAATTTTAGTAAATTAGATTGTAGATTAATAAGAACGGCTTTATATTGGATTACTTATCTAGGAAAAGGTTCTTTTCAAGCAAATGCACATATGGATAACATAAAAAATGCAGATGTTAATTGGGCTACAGAAACAGAAAAAACTAATAGACCTAGTTTTTACGGAAACAGTAAATTAGCAAAAGCATTTAGTAGTTATTATGCATATATGAACGCAACTCATAATCCATATAAAGATATAATTAACAATAAAGAACATCAGCAAATGGATGAAAATGCTATAGCCATTCATAAACTATTTGGAACATTAGGATTAGATGGACTTGATATAGAAGGTATAATAAATAATACAAAAGTAATTAGAGATATAATAGAAATAATACAAGTATTAGACCAAAAATTAATAGTTAATGTTAATATAGGAGATTATATAAATGGTTTCGTTTCTAGTATTTTAAATAGTGTTGCTCAATTATTAGATATGACTATAAGTCAAACATTTCAACAATTATTTTTTTTGAAACTAATACCTTTTAATGGCAAGAAAATCAGTTTAAGTGATTTATATAATTATATTAATTTTTTAAAAGTGTTGGTAGAAAATATAGATAATATTGAAAAACTAAACGAAATAAATTCAGATTATTTAAAAGAAACTGCTTTATCTAATCTAGGTTTAAATGTTGCTCAATTTAGAGAAATAGGTTGGGGAGCTTATGATAGTAAATTAAATTCTAGTTCTGGTATTGTATTTTTTATTAATAGTATGAAAAAGTCTAATAAAAATGCAAAAAGATATTGGACTTGTTTAGAAGATTTACCTGTATTATATAGTTTAATAGAATTTGCTTTAGAAAAAAAAGCTTATAATGGAGATTTTTATGCTAAAAAAAATATTATTTTATCTAATGAAAATGAAATATATGATTTGATAAGTTATCTTTCTAAAGAAGAAATAGCTTTTGTTTTATATAAATTAAATATAGATATGTCTTCCGATAATTCTTATCATTTAAATAAAGATTTTGTAACTAATACAAACAATAATATAAATACTAGTTTATTTAGAAATTTATTTGAAGGTGTAAAATTATACGAAGAATATAAAAACTTTAATTTTGATACATTAAAAAAAATAACAAGTAATAAATATTTTATAGAAAAATATTCTACTTATATTCAAACAATGTTACAAGAATATTTTGAAGTAGTTAAATTCAATAAAGAAGCTATAACAAAAACAACTTTTGCTGACCAAGACTTAAGCGATTTTGATGATTTTCTAATGAGATTTTTACCAAGTATTATTGAATTTGCTAAGTTTTTAAACTTAGAAGAACAAACTAAAGAAATACTTGTAGAAATTTTTGAAAAAATAATGAATATAATTACAAGTTTATTATTTGAAAAAGTATTACTTGAAATAAAAAGACAAATAGATATGTTGCTTAGACAAGTTACAACATCTTTTGAAAAAGCTGTAGATGAATTAACTGATAAAATAGGCTTAAAAAATACAGCTGTAGAATTTGATTTAGGTTTAGGATTAACTCCTTTAATTGGTTCTATGAAAGAAACTTTAGAAATGATAGATGACTTTATTAATAAATTACCACAAGCAGTATTACCTTGTTTTATAAATGGTGAATATGGTGAAAACGAAGCTTTATTAATACCTAAAAAAAGATATATAAATAATCCTGATGATAATTTTAATCCTAACAAACCAATTGATGAAGAACCAGGAGATTCTAAAGAAAAACCAAATTATAAAAAACCTACAGATTGGAAAGTTTATTATATAAACAAATCAGGAAATCAAATTTTATTTCAGCCACATAAAGTAAATAATTTTAGTAAATCTAATTTAGTATATGTAAATAATAACAAGAATGTAGAATCAATAGATGATATTATAAAAGAAAATGAAGATATACCTAAAAAGATAGTTTATAAAGATAATAAAGTTGAACTTATTTATAAATTTGGTAAAAGAGAAAAAATATTAGAAAAACAAAATCTAATAGAAAAGAAAGGTTATATAATAAAGAAAAAAACCATAGGAGTTATTGAACAAATATTAAGTGAAGATAATATAAAAAGATTAAAGGAAATCCAAAGCTTTTTAGATAGAATTAATAACATAGACTATTATGAAAAAATAAAGGAAAGAAAAAACCTTTATGATAAATTAAAATCTGAACATAATAAACCATTACCTAATATGAAAGAAATAAGAGAATTAGAAAATGATATTAAAAAATTGACAGATTATATTAATAATGCTAAAAATGATTCTATATTAAACAGTAAAAATAATAACGAAGAAATAGAATTATTTAGAATAAATAATAAAAATAAAATAGATTTTGATAAAGATAGATATAAAAATTTAGATGACTTTTTTAATACAAAGATTGAAATATTGAAAGAAACTGATGAATTTTTACAAAAAGAAGATAATACTTATTTATCTACTTATCAAATAACTGAACTGTTAAAATAAGGTGGTGAGAATAATAGGTTTTTTTAATAGTTTTTTTAATAAAGATAGACAAGAAGAAAATAAAAAAGAAAAAATAGAAGAACGTGTTCAAAATGAAAAAAGAGACTATGCTAGTATTTATAGACAATCAAAATATGATTTTGATATTTTAAGTTTTCAATCCGGAGATAAGAGATATCAAGCTATGTGTTATAATATGGACGACGTTCTATCAAGAGTTAAAAATGAAATTTTTAAACTGCCTTTACTTTCTAGAGCTATATTAAATATTACAGCAAAAGCTTCTGATAAACCAATAAGATTTATTGGAGATAATGAAGAAGAAGTAAAACAAGTAGCTACTGAATTTAATTTAATATTAAAAAGAAGTAATTATAATCCTAATTTATTTTTAAAAGAAGCTTTTCAAAATTTAGTAAAATATTCAAATGTATTTGTTATTCCTATTAGAGAAAATAAAGCAATTAAAAGAATAAAAATAATACAAAATAAAGGTTGGACTGTAGAGAAAAAATTCGGAAATAGTTTTTGTGAAACTTTTGTATTATCAGAAGATGGATTTGACGGAAGTGAAGTTATAAATCAAAATAAAAAATTTATTAACGGGGTAGATGTTTTTCATTATACTTATAGTAAAGAATCTGATGAAATATTTGCTATGCCAATTTGGTGTTCTGTAATTCCAGTTATTCAAAAATATAATTTATTAATGGATAATGCTCTTGAATCATATGCTGACCAAAGAATAACAAGAGTAATATATGAATTAGGTATTACTAAAAGTGGACAAGTAAGACAAGTTAAAACAGATAGTTATAATATGGCTAAACAATTACTTGAAAGTACAGACGAGGATTTGATATTTGATATGCCTGTAAATATAAGTAAAGTTGAAAAAGAATTTAAAAGTCCTGATAAATTATTAGAAGCTCTTGAAATCCAAATATATGCTGGTTTATATACATCAAAAGGACAACTTGGTTCTACTAGCTCTGGAAGACAAGACGCCGAAACACAAGATGAAAATACTTTATTAATAACAAATAGTTTTCTTAAAGAACTTGAATTTCATATAAATAAAACAATAATACATAATATTTGTTTAGATTTATTTGGAAACGTTGATAAAAATATAGAATTAAAATTTACTGATGATTTTAATATAAAAGAAAGAAAAGAAAAACATGCTGTATTCTTATTCCAAGGTGGAGTTATTACTATAGATGAAGCTAGAGAAATGTGTAATTTAAATAAAGAAGATTTTAAAATAAATCAAACATTTCAAAAGCTTTATGAAGAAGTGATGAGTGGTTCTGTAGAAAATACAAACAATCCAAAGAATCAACATACAGGTGGAACAGGAACTACAAAGAAAACAAAAAAAGATTGAGGTGAAAATTTTGATTAGAAACTTATATAAGATAAATGACTTTACTGATATAAATAAAATGAAAGAAGATAAAACTTTCAAAGATGCTAAAGTAAAGATTCAAATATCTGATAAGAAAAAAAGAAAACCTATTTTAAATAAAGATTATAAAAATCTTATTTATATGTTAGCTACTACTTCTGACAAAGAAATAAATTCAAGAACATATGCTGACAAATCTACTAAAGAATTAGTAATTAGTGGTGGTTGGACTACTCCGTATAATAAACCAGTTTTAAAAAACCATGACCAAATAGAAGGTGAACCACAAGGAAGAACTCTTGATGCTTGGTATATTAATCACAACGATATGTCTATAGAATCTGCATATAATTCTGAATTACCAGAAAAAGTTTTAAAATTTTTTCAAGATAATGGTTGTTTTGAAAATGGAACTGGTTCTACAATACTAAAGGCATTTGTAGATGATGAAACAATGAAAAAAATAAAAGATGGTTTTTATTTAACTGTTTCTCAAGGAATTTATGTAGAAGATGTTAAATGTAATATATGTAATAATTCTATTTGGAATTGCGCTCATTTTGTTGGTAGAGAATATGAAATGGAAGATAAAACAAAAAAAGTTTGTATTCCAGTAGCTTGTGGAAATTTTGAAGCTGGAGAAATATCAATAGTAAACGTACCAGCTAATGATACAAGTATAATTTATGTTCCTAATGATGAAGAGCAAAAAACAAATGATAACAAAATTGACAAAACACAAATTACAGATTCTAATAATGATGTGCCAAAAATTGACAATACAAAAAATATATTAGAAAATAAAACAAACGATAAACAAAACGATAATAAAGGTGATGAAATGATTAAAGATTTATTAATCGCTTCACTTTTAAAGGACATGAAGAATACTTGGAAATTTGATGATTCAAAAGAAGCGGAAATAAAAGATTTCATCAGTTCTTTAGAAGACGATAAAATTGAAGCGTTTATGAAAGTTTTAGATAATTTTAAAACTTCTACTCAAGAATTAGTTAAAGAAGTTGTAGATAATCTAAATGTTATAGAAGCTCAAGTTGAAAAAATAAAACCTATAGAAGATGATAAAACTTCTAATGAAAAAACTGAAGCTGAACAAAAAAATACAGAACCAGCTAAAGATAGTAAAAATGAAGAACCTAAAAATGAACCAAAAGAGCCTATAGTTGATAACAAAAATGAAGAATCTAAAGAAGGCTCTGCTGAAATTACTGAAAAAAATATAAAAGATGATTTAGAAGCTTTAAAAGAAATGTTAAGAGCTAAAGATAATAAAGATACTGAAGCTAAAGAAGATTCTTTATCAGAATTACTTATTAAAAATTTTAATTAAAACGGAGGTAACCAATAGTGTTATTTACAAATAGAGGAATGAGCGAACCAATGGGTTATAAAGGAACTGCAAAATCAGTTGTTTCTAGTGGTTTTGGAACTCCAATGGCTGACCCAGATTTAAAAGAAATATGGAATTTAAAAGGTATTATGCCAGAAGGAATGAAATTAGTTACTTCTCCTTCTATAGTCGTAGCAATTAATGATAAAGGATATTTAGTTCCAGCAGATGGTACTTTAGCTCCTTATGGAATTATAGGTCATGCTTTAAGAAGTACTGAACATTTAAAGCCATTATTAACAGGTAATGGAGTAGAACAAGCTGTTAACTCAGTAAACTCAATGGATGATTTACAAGGAATAACTCCTACTGTATTCCAATTCGAAGCATTATTTGAAAGAGGATACTCTTATAAAAAAGATGGTACTTCAAAGAAATTATTTGAATTTAAACCTGGATGTTCAATTAGACCTATAACAACAGCTGAAATAAATACAGCAATAACTGATGATACTTTACCAATAGTATTTGCTGGTGAAACAAAAACAAATTGTCCTAAAACAAAAGCTTATTACGCTGGAATGCCAGTAGTATTTGATGATGCAACTGATAAAGTTACTCAAAGAGTAGGAAGAGCTACTTCAATAATTCCTGGTGGACATTACAATAATATTTATTACACAAATCAATCTTGCTTTGATTTTAACTTACAAGGTAAAGATACAGCAGGGTTATCAAGAAATGTATGGAATTCATTTGAAACTTCATTTAAAGATGATAACTATATTAAAACAATTGTAGAATTTTACGTTGCAATGTAATTGGAGGATTTTAGTTAATGAAAAAAAGAATTTTTGATTATAATGATTTACAAATTAAAGACGCAGTAAAAGGATTTTTAGAATTAAATAAAGAAAGAAAAGTTCTTAATGCTGACGCTTTTAAAGAAGACCCTGAAAAGGGAATAGATTTTATTAAAGATATAGAAGATTTAGCTGAAGCTTTATATAATGGTGGATTTGATGCTAATACTCAAAAGAAAATGTCTCTAGCTGATTTATCTGAAAAAATAGAGACAATGTCAAGAGATTATAATGAATCTGTAGGAAAACAAGTAATTAGAGACTTTTCTGCTACTTCATTAGGATTCTTTGCACAACAAGTAATTAATAGATTAGTTACTAAAATAGAAACTCAAGAATTAGAAGCTTGGCAATTTATTTCAAGAGATTTAGTTTTAGAAGATGCTACTGTATTTTATACAATAGTAATAGGAGAAAACGGTTCACCAGCAACAACAAGAGTAGCTGAAGGTGGAGAATTCAAAACTATAAACCTAGAATCTACAGAAGATTATATTAAAACTTCTAAAGGTAAAATAGGGGTATTTGTTACTTTAACCGAAGAAGCTATAAAAAGAAATGGTGCAGCTTTAATTACTTCATTGTGTAATGCTGCAATAAATGACATTAAAAGATATAAATCTTTAGAAGCTGTAAGATTAATAGAAGCAAATGGAAGAACTGTATTAGATGGTTTAGACCCAACTAAAAAACCTTCTGGAGTTTCATTTAAAGACCCATCTGTAGCTAACGGAACTTTATTATTAAAAGATTTAGAAAACTTTTTCTTTGAAACACAACATTCTGGATATGATGTAGATACTATATTTATACATCCTTTGGCTTGGAAAGTATTTTTTGCTGAACCTAATATAAAGAAATATTTAAAAGAAACTGCAAATATTTGGTTTATGATACCTAAGAAAATGCCTACAATTGCTCAAAACCAATTAACAAAATGGTCAAAAGTACATGGTCCTATCTTAGAAAAAGAAGAACATTTATCTGTTCCTCAATTAATCACAAATAAATCATTAAATGTAATAGTTACACCTTTAGTAAGTTTCTTCAAAAAAGGTAGTGTAATCACTACTCCTGGGACAAGATTTACTCCTAAACCAACTCAACAACATGCTTCTGCTCCGACAGATGTAACAGATATTATCCTTTGTGATAGTTCTAGATGTTTAACACATGTACATGATGGTAGAGGAATTATGTCTGATAAAATAGAAGATAAATTAGTAGATGTTACTAAAATTAAGTTTAAAAACTATTATAATTTTATCTTAGACAAAGACCATGGAGTATTTGCTTTTAGAAATATTACTG